AATAGACCAAAAAATATTAAACGAGATTGCAAGATACAACTCTATTAACAATTATATTATGGAACAAGATGTTCCACCTGCGGATCCCGCATTAGGATTACCGGCTGATCCGGCAGCGGGAGCTTTACCTGCAGATCCAGCAGCGGCAGGAGTACCACCTGCAGATCCAGCAGCGGGTGCGGCACCCGTACCACCAGCACCACCTGTAGATGTTGCGGCAGATCCTGATGTTGAAGAATTACCTGGTGAAGGAGAAGAAGGTGGTGAAGACGAAGGTAAAACTCAAGAACTTGACATTACTGATTTAGTCGATTCTCAAAAAACTATGGCTGACAAACAAGAAGAATATTTTGAAAACTTGTTTAATCAAATTAAAAATATGGAAGAAAAATTATCCGAGATGGATAATTTGGTACAAAAAATTGATTTGGTTGATGCTAAACTTGAGAAATACAGACCTAAAACGGCACAAGAAAAATTAGAACTTAGATCTTTAGATTCAGGACCATTCAAACAAAATTTAGCAGACTTCTTCAAAGATAAAGAAGAAGAGATGGAAAGAAGTGGAAAAAACGAATACGTTTTAACACAAGATGAGGTAGAAAATTTTAGCCCATCAGAAATTGAAAAAACATTCAACGAACCGATGGAAGACGAGGATGACATTTTATTAAACAGATATAATTCATAAGGTCTAAGGTCGAGTTTTTCGACCTTAAACTTTTTTTTGCGACACAATTTGACTATAACTTTTTATACACTTATAATTTTAACATAAACCTTTAATTTTTATTTACACATGGCGACAAATGTTTTAGACGCAGTACTTGCACAGTACGAAAAATCAACACAGAACAGCAACAATAGCGGTTCAAAAATGTCTTCTGAAGACCGAATGAAAAAATACTTCGCGGCTCTTTTGAAAGATAACGAAAAACAAGGACAGAGACGAGTACGTATTCTTCCAACAACAGACGGATCTTCACCGTTCAAAGAAGTGTGGTTCCACGAGATCCTTGTGGACGGTAAATACCAAAAATTTTACGATCCAGGAAAAAATGATAATGAGCAATCACCTTTGAATGAGGTATATGAAGAGCTTATGTCTACAGGACGTGAGGCGGATAAAGAACTTGCAAAACAATACAAAGCTCGTAAGTTTTATATTGTTAAAGTTATTGACCGTGATAACGAACAAGATGGTGTTAAATTTTGGAGATTTAAACACAACTACAAACAAGAAGGAATCCTTGATAAAATTATTCCAATTTGGAAAGCTAAAGGTGATGTTACAGATCCTGATAATGGTCGTGACCTTATCCTTGAGTTGACAAAGGCAAAAACTCCAAAAGGGGCATTTTATACAGTAATCCAAACTGTGATGTATGATGACCCGTCAGCAATTTCTGAAGATGCTGATCAAATGGCTGATTGGGTTGGAGATGAATTGACATGGGAAGATGTTTATTCAAAAAAACCTGTAGAATATTTAGAAGCTATTGCACGAGGAGAAACACCACGTTGGGATTCTGAAAAAGGTGGGTATGTTTATTCTAATAATGAAACTTCAGAAGTTTCTATGGGAGGAACACCAGCACCAAAATCAATCAACGAAGTTGCTGATCCACAAGTATCATCAGAGGTTGATGAAGATTTACCATTCTAATTTTAATTAGTAAAAAATGTAACGGGAGCAGTTTATTGTTCCCGTTTTTTTGTTTATATTTTATATATAGAAATTCAAAAAATATGGCACTTAAAAAGAATGATTTTAGTTCGTTGAAGAAAAAATTCTCTTCAGACGCAAAATATAAACCACAAAGATTTTTTGATCTTGGTTCCGAATTCTTGGATGCGGTAGGTTTACCTGGCCCTGCAATTGGACACCTTAATATGTTATTGGGTCACTCTGATACTGGTAAGACAACGGCACTTATTAAAACTGCGGTAGATGCTCAAAAGAAAGAAATACTTCCTGTTTTTATTATTACGGAACAAAAATGGTCTTTTGAACACTCAAAGTTAATGGGATTTAATTGTGAGGAAGTGGTTGATGAAGAAACAGGTGAATTAACTTGGGACGGATTCTTTTTGTTTAACAATAACTTTAGTTATATTGAACAAATTACAGATTACATTAATGATCTATTGGATGCACAAGAAAAAGGTGAATTGGATTACTCTCTTTGTATTATGTGGGATTCAGTTGGATCAGTTCCTTGTAAAATGACTTACGAAGGTAAAGGTGGTAAACAACACAACGCCTCCACATTAGCGGACAAAATTGGTATGGGTATTAACCAACGTATTTCAGGATCTCGTAAAGCGGATTCTAAATATGAAAATACCTTAATTATTGTTAATCAACCTTGGGTAGAGTTACCTGACAATCCATTTGGTCAACCTAAGATTAAAGCTAAGGGTGGTGAAGCAATATGGTTAAACTCTTCTTTGGTATTCTTATTTGGAAATCAAAAAGGTGCGGGAACAACAAAGATTACGGCAACAAAAGATAAGAGAACTGTAAAGTTTGCTTCAAGGACAAAAGTGTCGGTTATGAAAAACCACATTAACGGTCTTGGTTTTGAAGACGGAAGAATTATCGTGACTCCACATGGTTTCTTACCTGGTAAAGATACTACTGAAGAAAAATCATCAATAGAAAAGTATAAGAAAGAATATGCTGACTATTGGAAAGACATAATCGGAGTTGATGGTGACTTTGATTTGAAAACAGAAAAAGAAGAGGTTGAGTAAAAATCATTTAAGATTTGAGAAAGTGTCTAAAACATTATTAGTAGACGGAAATAATTTATTAAAAATTGGATTTCATGGTGTTAGAGATTTCTACCATAATGGAAAACATGTTGGTGGTGTTTGGCACTTTCTAAATACTCTTCGTAAATTCTTAGAAGAACACAACTATAATAAAGTTGTTGTATTTTGGGATTCAAAAACCTCTTCATCACAAAGAAGATTGATATACCCAAAGTATAAGTTAAATCGGAGACCTTCCGAATCAGAATCAAAAGAAGAATCTTTTTTAGAACAAAAACAGAGAGTTAAACAATACCTCGAGGAGATGTTTGTGAGACAATTGGAGACAGAACAAGCGGAGGCCGATGACTTAATAGCCTATTACTGTCAAGTGTCCTTAGATGAGACAAAAACTATATTCTCAAGTGATAGGGATTTAACTCAATTGATCTCTGAGAAAGTATCGATTTACTCACCATCCACAAAACAATATTATAAGTTGGGGGATAAAATAAAATTACATGATGTTGAAGTTCCTCACTATAATGTTAAAATTGTTAAAATTCTCACAGGAGATAGTTCCGATAATATCGATGGTATTTTTTATCTCGGTGAGAAAACATTAGTTAAATTATTTCCTGAGCTACTTGAAGAATTAGTAAATATACCCTATATTTTGGGTAGAAGTACTAATTTACTTAAAGAGGAAAAGGGAAATGTTGCTCTTCAGAATCTATTAAGTGGTAAAACTAAAGAAGGTATTTTTGGTGATGAATTTTTTGTAATCAACCAAAAACTTGTCGATTTAGATGAACCACTCTTAAGTAATGAGGATAAAGAATTAGTTGGACTATATTATTCTGAGTCGATGGATCCCGACGGAAGAGGACATAGAAACCTAATTCGAATGATGATGGAAGATGGATTTTTCAAATACTTACCCAAGGGAGACGATGCGTGGGTTAATTTTTTGAAACCATTTTTAAAACTTACAAGAAAAGAAAAAACAAAATTTAGAAACAAAAAAAACTAAAAAAAACAAATGAAAGAACAGGATATAACAAAGGTAGAATTTTTGTTAATGTGTAATGAGAATATCGTCGTTCAGCGATTCTTCAACGTAAGAGGTTTTAATAAAAACGCTCACAAATCAATAGAATTTTCTAACCATATGAAAAGCTTAAATAATGAGCTGATGTATGATTTGAAAATGCGTTCAGTTGTCTATATGTTAGACAATCAATATGAAATATTAGAAAACCCTGAGATCTTAAATACGTCAATTACTGATGGTCCAGAAAAATTTAATCTAATTATTAAGGTCGGAGATCTGACAATTTGTCACAGGCAGTTTGACGCTAAACCATACCCTCCGAAGGTAAGATATACCGTAGACCTACGCCCAAAGTTAAAATCGATTATGGCCGAGCTTACTGACATTTTTTCAGGTCAAAATTTTAATTATTCGTACCCTGAATTTATCAAAAACTAGGACTATTTATCTTTACTAAAAGAAGAAAAAAAATATGGCGACTAGTAAAAATTTTGAATATTTAGGAAATACATTTCAGTTACAATTATTAAATCAAATTATTGTAGACAAAGACTTTTCACATTCAATCCTTGATGTTATCGAAAACAATTATTTTGAAAACAAGTATTTTAAAATAATAATACAGATGGTTAAAGAGTATTATTTAAAATACGATCATACACCATCCTTTGATACATTAGAACAGATTACAAAATCTGAACTACAACAAGAAATTGCATCAAAAATTGTTATGGATACAATTAAAAAAATTAAAGA